GTGTCGGGCCGTACTCGGGGTGGTCGATCACCTTGTACTTCTGTCTCTTCAGGTCCCAGCCGTGAGTTGATTTCCCAGCCTCATGATAGAAGGCCCGGAGATCCTCTTCGTTGATCTGCTTGCCTGGGTCAAAGAGTTCGCCGCTGATTTCGTAGATCTCTACGACCTCGCACTTGCAGCTCGCGTGGATCGGAAGCAGATCAGAGCGAGAGTATACCATCGTTGAAGCGACAATGCAAAGTCCGCACGACGTGCCGGAGGCGTTGAGTTCTGGGTGAACCACTCGCCGGTAGCCGAGAACGGTCTTGGGGACCTTTCTCATGGCGTTGGCGTGCGTGTTCCGGTAGGTCGTCTGGATGTCAGACTCTACCATCCGCTGCGCTCGTTCCTCGACCTTCTGCTGCGCGTAGCGCTCGATCACGGTGTGGATCTCTAGGTCAGTGAGCCGAAACTCTTCCAGTTTCTCGTCTCGCTCATCCCCAGACCCGCTCCGAGACCTTCCAGTTTCGGAATCTCCACTGCTCGACCGAGATCCACCTTCGGAATCTGAATCTCGATCTTCGGCACTAGCCCGTGCCTCTCGGAGCGCTCTTTGAGCTTCCGCTCTCTCTCGAGCCTCTGCATCTCGAGCCTCGCGTTCCTCCGAGAGGCTCTCTTCGCGTGCGATTGCTCGGCTCGTAATTTCGCGCTGCTCTTTCTGCGCTTCGCGGAATGCTTTTTGCCAGCCTTCTTCCCCATTCGTCGGTCTCCTAATTGCGTCAGAAGAGAGGTCGCTCGGCCTTGGCAGAGGCGACCTTCCCTGCTCCTCGTATTGACGGATCAGATCCGCAATGACCGGATCGTCCTTTGTCTTTCGCATCTGCTCCTGGTACTCATCCGCCAGTCTGGCGTAAGCCTTCTCCAGGGGCGTGCTGCGACTATAACGATACTCCGGTGGGATCTCATTGTCAACTGGAGACTCGCTGGGGAACGGGATTCCCACCAGTTGCGCTCTCGCTGCTACCCCGCCCCAGGCGAGGTCCTTGGCTCGAGCGATGCCGATCTTGACGATCTGAGCAGCCGCCTTGGAGAAGGCGGCGATCCCCGCCTCCGTTGTGAGGTCGGACGCTCGGAGCAGAGCGGCCAACTGGATCGAGATCGTATCCATGATCGCGACCTTCGCGGCACCGACACCGGCAACGATACCGGCGATCTGCGCCATGCGCATCTGCTGCTGCTGCTCCTCGTTCGGCTCCTGTCCGGGGTAGACCATCGGGTAATCGTAGATTGACGGTGCCGGTGGCAGATGGTCAATGGAAAGTGGCATTATGCCTCCCTATTCGCTGCGGCAGCAAGCCCGCCTGAAGCGCCGCCGCCATTGTTGTTTCCTCCGCCGTTGTCTCCGCCGGAGCCGAAGGAACGTCGCTTGAGCGCGGTGTCCTCGGAGATCGCCTGGGCCTGCTTGACGAAGAGTTCGTGCGTTCCCTCGTCAATTGCCCGCTTGATCTCCTGCGGAGTGAAGCCAAGGGCCTCGCGCATGGCCGTCTTCGCAGACATTCCGCTACCCGTAAGGGCCGAGAACGCCTGAACGCGCTGCGCCAGGGACTCCACCTGAAGAGGCTGCCAGATGACCTCGATCTGCTCCTCGTCGGAGCGCTCGGTGTCGCCTAGAACCTCGAAGAGGATCGAGATGTGGCGCTTCCAGCGTGCGCCGAATCTGCGTCGGCGGTCGCTGACCTTCGAGATGTAGTTCTCTCGCTGAAGCGCCGCACCCTCGGCGGAGTTGTTGGCGCTGTCAGAGAAGTACGACATTGGGGTGTACGTCGAAGAAGCCAGGTCTCGAGTGTCGTCCTTGACGGACGAAAGGATGTCCTGGAACTGCGGAGGAGTGGATTCCCACATCTCCGAGTCCTTCGGAAGAAGCCACAGCGAACCGGGGCCAAGACCAAACATCTCGTCGTAGTCGATCTCCTTGCCGTCTTCTCCCTTGAGCGGGAAGTCACCTCTCACGGCACGCTGTCGGAAAGACTGCATGGTCGCGATGATAACCCGCTGGAAGATCATGTGGTTGAGGCGGTCGATCACATCGGTATGAGACTCGAACTCGTTCTCACCGTCCTTGTTCTTCAGCGTCGTGACGGGAACCTTGCTAATGCTCAGGCGCTGGCTCTTCCACCAGACCCATCCCGTCGCGATCTTGCGGTCCAGAGGAACCTCCGAGTCGTTTCGGGTCACCTTAAGCGTATCGAACCGACCCTTTCGGCGCAATGCCTTCTCGTTCGGAATGTCGCGAACCGCGACGTACAGGAACGGGCTTCCCACGGCTTCGCCAGTGGCCTCGTCAATGTCCCGCATGTAGAGGTGCATTACATCTCGGTGAAGAAGCCGGTCGCGGAACAGCACAATGGCTGACGCGGGTTCGCCGGACACGTCTCTCGCGACCGCACCGTTGGTCGGCGGGACGACGCGCTGCCGCTTCGTGAGCGGGTCAACGTACAGGTAAGCGGTACGGTACCCGCACGCCAGCGACATGGCCTCTGGGGCACCAGTTCCCATGTCGTCGCGCTCGAATGCCTCGGTCGCCTGCTTGTCACCGAACTCGTCGTTCGCGGCTCCGGTGCGGAATCCCAGGATTCCCAGTCGGTCAGTCGTCGCGGAGACGATCAACTTCGCGTAGTTGTTCTTCGACATCTCGCGGAGTTCCATGATGCCGGGGAACTGCTGGTGCTCCCCAACGTCTCCGGCGTTGCCGAGAGGCGCGTTTTCCAGATAGGCCCGGAAGTCCTCCAGCGGCTCAATTCTTTCCTTTAGTTCGTCCAGCAGATCCAGTGCAATCGAGTCAGGGGTGTATCCCTCATCGTCCTGGTCAATCTCTTTGCCGGGTGTAATCAGCTTCAGCACTACCTAATCCTCCTTGGTACATATTGCTCCTCCTCTTCCTGAGCACCCTCGGAGAGAGCGTCAAGTCTGGCTTGCCAACTGAGAACAGCCGCCATAGCCGCGTCAATCTTCTTGTCTCGTTGACGCTTTGCGAGTCGGTACTTTTGCTTGCCTTCATCATCGTATCTGTTGAGAAGGTTCTTTCCTGACGCGGCGATATGGTCAATCAGCGCTTGGTTGTTGTCATGGCCTACCTCTCCCATGTTGATCGCTTCACTGTACGCTCTGAGGGCGTAGTAAATGTGCGTTTCGTTCCTGGTCGGCCATTCTACCACCCTCTTCTCCCAGCGTCCAGCCCACTTAGAGATGGACTCCTGCCAGTACGGGGGATCGGCGTACAACTTGAGCACGTCGTAGAACTCGAACATGTCCTCCATGACGGCGTTAACCTCTCCGACCGGGACTTGCCAGCGCGTAGCGCCTTCCGGCTTCTCCCAGATGCCTACGAGGTTCTGAATGCCGGTTTCGATTTCCGTCGCCACCAGTGCTGTCGAGTCGTCGCTGATCGCGCCGTCAAATCCGAGAACAATCGTGGAGCCGGGAGCGATTTTGAGGCTCTCGTCTCCGAGTTCGCGGAACTTCTTCGCGTCGAACGCCGAAGTCGAGGACTGAACCCATCGGTTGCACCAAACCCGCTCGAGGTAGGAGTGGTCGGCGTTCTCGTCGTCCCATTCCTTCGCCACCGAGAACAGATCTCGGAACTTGGCTGCCTCCGGGCCGGATGCCTCCTTGAGCGCCTTGATTCGGTTCTCCATCGTATCAAACTTGGCGTTTTCATCGCTGGTTGCGCGATGATAGAAGAACGTCGTCGGGTCCTTGATCTTGCCTTCTGCGATCTTCATTCCGTACTGGAACTCTCGGAGCGCCATTGACGGCTCACTGGGATCGCCTGCGGTAGTCGTGGACAACTGCCAGGGGTCATCGGCAAAGCGCTTCTTGAGGTTGTTCTCGATGGTCGTGACAGCGGCGATGTGCCGGTCCTCGACCATGCGGTGAGACTCGTCAATGCCCTGGAAGGTCGGCTTCTGGCCGTCCAGTCGTCCCGCTGACGCTGCAACGGGGATGATCTTGGACTCTCCCTCGCCGTTAATCATGATTCGCTCTTTGTTCGGGTCGAACAGCGGGGCATCGTCAATGTCCTTCACGATCTCCATCGCTGCGCCATACGCCAGGTCCTTCAGCTGCTCCAGGGTCGGGGCAAGCAGCGGGATGAACGGCGACATGACCGAACGGCCCGGCGCGAGACCCCCTTCGGCCTCGTGGTCGTAACCAGCGAACCGGATGGGCGCGTCAGGGTGCAGTTCCAGCAATGCGACGATTGCCATAAGCTCCGTCTTAGCTGATCCCTTGGGAAGAGAAATAATTCCCTTTTGAAATCTTCTTCGTCCCGACAAATCTCTTGACTCGGTGCCGTAGGTCTCCTTGTACCCTTCCGGGTAGTGCTCGTAGAGCCGGTACAGGAGGTACCGGAAATCGTCTCTGACCACGTAAGGCTCCCCCTTGAGGGAGCCTGGTCCGTACACGAATCTTGATTCAATGAAGTTGCAAATCTGCGGCCCCAGCGTGGGCCAAATGTCTACAGTGCCGTCCTCCAACATGTTCGGCTTGGGAACAATGATTTCCATTACTTGTACCAGATTCCTTGTGCTCTGCGGCGCTTCTTCTTGCGGTTTCTAGCCGAAGTAGAAGTGTCGTAAAAGTTTGTGTTGTTTAGGTTCCTTTCGGCTTCAGCCCGAAGTTGCTCTGCCGTCTTCTTTTTGTGGTGCTTTTCGCACAGGAGTTGCAAGTTACTCATGAGATTAGCCAGATGCTTCTGGCCCGGTGAGAACTCCGCCAGCGGCACGATGTGGTCTACCTCCTTCGCAGGAGCGCCGCATTCAGCGCAGACGTTGCCGTACTGCTCTCTGACCTTGTTTTTCACAGCGTCGTTCAACTCTCCGGCGCGAACCGGCGTTGGCTGTTGGTGCTCGGCACAATGCGAGCTACCCTCGATAGCAGCGCTAGAACAGCGCTGGTATCGAGGGGTCTCGGTGTAGTAATTGCAAATGCGCAATTAGCGTCTCCTAGTTCTCTTTCTGCCCGTCTTGACCCCCTTCGTGCGGTAGGTCTTGTTCTTCAGGCGACGAGCGACAGCGTTCTTGGGACGAAATCCGTGCCCCCACTTGCCGCCACCGATCCCCTTGCCCTTGCCTCGCTTGTTGAGTCGTCTCTTCTTGCGACCGCCGCGACCAGCCATTATCTCTCCTTACGTAGATGGAATATCAACGTAAGACATTCTACCAGATTTTCTGGTCGCTCATCTAGGCAGAGGCGGATAGGCAGAGGCGAATCGGCGGTTTGTCTCTCGGTTGTCAACGCGGCGCATCGCCTCCGGGATGTTCGGGGGACGATAGGTGCTCGGCTTGCCGATCTTGCCGTTGGCATCTCGAACGACCTCGCCGTAGGGGGAGATCTTCGAGTCGTTCGACTCCAGAACCTCGTCCATAACCTCGTCCATGTACTCTCCCAACCCCGCCTTCTCGATGATACCGGCGAGCACGAAGATGATGTCGGCTGCCGCGTCAAGCATCTCGACTTGATCCATCGAGTCAATCGCGGCCTTCATCTCTCCGACCTCTTCGGTCAGAAGATCCATCGCTCGGTCGCGGTACTCCTCGTCAAAGAACCACTGAGCGTTGGCCTCTGCGGCAATGTCCGGCATGTGGCCGGTACGCTGGTTCCAGTCTCGGACCATAGTAAACAGAGAGTTGAGGTTGAAGCTGTTACGCATTGTTGATCTCCTTTTCGATTCGATTTGCAAACTCATTGAAAATGGACGGTGCCACTGGGGTAATCGCCTCCAGCATGAGCTTGGCGACCTCCTGGAACTCGGCATCTGCGTCCGGTCGGAGTCGTCGGTCCAGCATGAAAATCCAGGACCGAATGTCTCCTGAGATCACAATACCAGTTGCGGTTGCGTTTGGCAAGACGGCTCGTGCGGCCTCTCGTGCCTGCTTGCGGGTCTTGCCTCGCGACAGCAGCTCCTCGACAATGCGTCCGTAAGTCTCCGCCACGCCGTTCATGGCCTCCTCAACCTCTGCCTCCAAGGACCAGTCGTCCCGGATCGCCGGGGGAAGCACCACGTCGAAGTTCTCCATGTCGATGAAGCGCTGCGACTCCTGGGAGAACTTGAATGCGCGGTGGCGAACCATCTCATGCGTCCAGGCTCGAGAAACGCCGCCAACCTCGACGGTGATCTGGACGTGCTCTGCAATCGAGAAGTGCTTCTGGTCGAACAGCGTGCGCTCAAGGTAGTCCGAGACCTCGCGGGTGGCGGGATTCGGTCGATGGA